TCAAATCTACAGTATCGTTAGTCTTGTAGATTACGTTGACATCCTCACCGTTTACAATCTTGGGAAGGAGAGTAGTCAGAATACGAGCATTGTTGAAGATATTGTCTCCAATGGCAATGTTTGCCTGATGGTCAACTACCTCATTACCACCAGTTTCAATCGCATACTCACTTGCAATCTTTTCACGACTTAGAGGACGGTGAGCATCAATCTTGATACCCATCTTCTTCTTGATTTCTTCAAGAATAATACGCTTGTCGGAAGGCGACTTCTTCAATCCCTTGACATAATCCTCAAGTCCGCCAAGGTCAATATGACCCTTTTGCAAACCAATCAAAGTTGAATTAATCAAGTCTCCGTTTGTGGACACCTTCTTTTCAAAAGTATCGACCATCTGGTTTTCAAGAACATTGTAATCAAACTCTGCCTTATCGTCATCAAACGCACACAGAGCAACCCACATATATTCTTCATCTTCACCAATGTGTCCTTCAAGACGATGGTGACCAGCAATCAAAACACCCTTCTCATTTACGACAGGGGGAACAAAAGCAAAACCACGATAATTGCCAGACTTGATGATATTTTCGATGTTGGTCACATCACCTTCAAGGATGGCATTCTCACGAGCAGGGTTCTTAAAGTCATGAATTACATCAGATACCTTGATGTAGATAAACTTTACAAACCGCATACCCTTCGATGTATAGGGAAGAACACCTACTTCAGCAAGGTTCTTTTCGACTTCTTTGTACTTAAATGGATAACTCACGAATCACTCCTCATTGTTTAATTATATTATACCTGTTATCAGAACAAATGTCAACCCCTTTTTTCACTTTTTATTCAAAAAAGTTTTCTAGGTTTCCAGATTCTTTTGCAGCATACTTACCAATCAATTTCTCTTGTTTACCATAAACACCAATTGTTGCAAGTCTACGGTCACAGTATGCAACACAACTAAATCGTTGTCCACTTCCAGAGATTGGTGTAACACCGTGTACCTCTTGACTATCTGCAATAATCACAGAATTATCTGGTGCATCAATAGAAACACCATAACGAGGGAATGTAAGATATGCACCTTCGTAATCACCTTCTCTGAATACACACATACTTGTCATGCCCGCATCAGTATCACCACTATCCACATGGGCAGCCATCTTTGCAGACTGATATGCAGAATAACGATTTGCACTCAGTGTAGTAAAGATACCATCACCAATTCTGTGTTCTGGTTTGATGTTGTTGTGTGCAAATGATTTTTGACTTTTGTAAATATCTTCATTTGCTTTTGAGAATGCAGTTTCGTTGTGTACAGAAATCTCTTGTAATGCTTCCCACTTCTCTGGGTTATCTTTGCACCAACCAGACACATCAATACCACCTGTAAATCTACCACGTTTGTGTCCAATCATTACAGAGTGAATTTCGTTTGAGTATGCAATCATACCCCACTTACCACTTTTGGTTTTGACGTAATACGAATTAGGTGTTCGTAGTTTATAATCTTCACCTTCAATTAAACCTTTTGCAGCCATCTCATCTTTGTCGATAGGGCCTGCACAATTTGCTCTCATTGTAGAGGTGTCTTCAATCGTTGTCAAAATTTCTCTAATTTTACTTTCTTTTGGAAATGCATTTGTAATTACATATGCAAGTGGAACGTCTGAACCATCCAAAGATTTGATTGGTTTCATAACACCAACATCTTCATCTGTAACCTTGATTACTTCATCATATGCTGTTTCGTCAAGAAACTTACCGTTCCATAAGTCATAAGTTTCTTTTTGTCCTAAGTCCTTTTTGACCGTCATTTTTTTCATTGTTCTAACTCCTTATACGGTTTAAGGATATTGTTGTATATATTGTCTGCAAGACATTTCATCTGTAATGGTGCAACCATCAAACCAATTCTAGCAAGTTTCTCATTGAGTGTGCCAGTAAATTTGTAGTCATCTGGTAGTGTCATAATTCTTGCAGATTCCTTAGTCGTAAAAACTCTATCCTCTTCTGGGTGTAAGTGAACTGCGAGACTTGTTTGCAGTCCTTGTTCTGATAACGTGTGTGATGCTTGATTCCAAGGAACTCTTCTTGATTGATAGAATGACATTTTCTTTTCTGGTACTGTCTTTCCCATTTTACTTCTATGTGCAATCACCTTATCATACCAAGGAGCAACTACATCGTCACCTACAGAAACAACCCTGTCTGGGTTCTTCTGCAATCTCTTTAACCACTTATATTTAGCACTTTTTTTCATCGCCTCTTTTAGTTCTTCTGCTTCAACACGGTTTTCATTGTTGAGTTGAATATCTGCGATTGCGTCACTAATGGTGGATACATGGTCTTCTGGGTCTGGGAAGACTGTACTTTCCAAACACATAAAAGGAAGACCGATTTTGTCCATAACATCATTTCTAACCGAAACGATAAACACCCTTTCTCTTTTTTGAGGAACACCATAATATTGTCCTTTCAATACTTTGAATACGGTTGTGTAACCTAGTGCCTCAAAGTCATTCACCATTCTTTGCAAGTGTTCTTTTGCATATTCCATTGTAAGACCTTTGACGTTCTCACAGATAATTACTTTTGGCATCATTTCACCAGCAATACGAATCTGTTCCCAAGTCAAGTCTTCAATATTCTTTTGTTTCATTCCATAGGCAGTCTTTTCCTTACCCCAACCCTTTTGTTTTGTACCAGACATTGAGAATGGTGGACATGGTGGTGACCCATCAAGAATATCAAGTTCACCTTTTTTCAGTCCTGTCATTTCCATAATCTGTTGACCAGTTATATCTTTGATGTCACCACAGATATGTGGTGTATTAGGCCAGTTCTCTAAGTATGTATCAACTGCGACTTGTTGAAACTCATTTACAAAACGACAATCTCCACCAGCAAGTTTGTACCCTGCCGATGAACCACCACCGCCTGCAAAAAATGAAATGTAGTTGAACAGTTTCCTATCGGAAGACTGTTTCAAATCATCTAATGTGTATCTAAAATATCTCATGCAAAAAACTCCTCTAGTGTTGTTTGTGTACCATATGACCTATCAATACTCCAACCAATGTTGTCAGTGATAAAAGATAGTGGTTCAACAAACGCCTTCTCATATTGTGTATCATAGTCTATATAACGATGAATGTCAAGTTCTTTTGGAACTTTTGTCATGAACGAAATAACATTCGCACCAAAAGGATTTGGTTGTCGTAGTTGAATGAACTTAATTTTATCACCTTCTTGAATATAAGGATATTTAGCATTTAAGTTTCTTTCACTTATTAGATGATTATAAATTAAACTCCCTTTGATGTGCATGGGCGTGCCCTTGCGATAGATGGATGCACTGTCACGAAACTTACCAAGTCCATTGACAGAACGTGGATATGCAATCTCTTCAACTGGAAGATTCACAAACTCACTACGAAAGTCTTGAATGAATGTGTTCAGTTCTTTCTCATCACTAGACATGATAATCTTCAGTGCTTCTTTAATCTTCTCACGACATGGTGCAGGCGTACTTGACTTGACTGCTTCAATACCCATAATCTTGAGAGATGGTTCTTTGTATCGAACACCCTCAACATCCCACGCATTGAGAATGTATCTTTTCTTTGCAGTCCAGATACCTTTGTCAGCAATCACCTCACGTTTCATTTGCATCTTCTGGTCATATGCAGAAACATAGTCTGCAAGTTCTTTGTACGATTTGTCGATAAACGGTTCAATCTTTTCTTTTGCAATCGTATCAAGGAAGTCGATAGGATTGTTTGGTTTGACCGCATCAATAATAGCATCAAATGTAACGTAGATAGAATCTGTGTCAGATGCAATAACAAAGTCTTTACCTTCTGTTTTGAGTATCTTGTTTAAATACTGATTAATCTTTTTCTCAATCCAACGAATGGACAACTGACCAGCTTTAGTAATACCCTCTGCAATCGCAAGGTCATAATATCTGAAGTATTGATTACCAATCGCACCATAAGCAGAGTTTAATGAAATCTTTCTTGCCATCTGGATGTTATTATAACGACTGATGAACTTTTGATACTTGGGGTCTTTGGTATCTTCAAAGTCCTGTTTTGCTTGCAACATCTTTTTCTTAAAAACAGTACGGTCATCGTAAATCTCTTGCATCATCTCTGGAAGGAAACCCTTCTTGTCTTTGCGATACAAAGCACCGTTTGGTGTGATAGTACATCTGTCTGGAATATCAATCGGTGTTTCTTTCAACATCGTATCGACATCAAGTTCCATGTAGTTACCAGTGACAAGTGTTTCTGGTGACATATTGTATTGCATAATCAAGTGTGGATACAGTGAGTTCAAGTCAAACGACATAACCCATTTGTGTTGACCAACTTGTGGGTCTTTGACATATGCACCTTCATACTTGTCTGATTTTGATGAATGTGGTTTTTGAGGAATTACAACTTTCTTGTTCTTGAGATAGTTGTGAATCAGAACATCCCAATACTTCACCTGTCCAAATACATCTTCATAATTCACCTTTGCTTCATATGCCATCGTGAACAACAACTCCAACAGTTTCATCTTGTCTTCCAGACGGTCAACAAGTTCAACGTCAACAATGTTGTAGTCAACAAATGATTGATAGTCTTTGGTGTACCAATCTCTGAAAGTGTCATATGGGTTTTCATTTTTCTTCTCACCCAACTCCACGAAAGCAATATGGTCAAGTCGATAAGATTCTTGTCTGGTGTAAGTAAACTTCTGATAGAGTTGTAGATAGTCAAGGTTTGCAACACCTTGAATATCGTAGACCTGTTGTGGTCTACCATGACTGTAAACAGAACGAGATGTTACATTACCCCAAGGGGAAAACTCTTTTGCTCTGTCCTCACCAAGAACCTTAGTTACACGATTGATAAGGAAAGGAATATCAAAGAATTCTGTATTCCAACCAGTGATTGCATCTGGATAGTGTTTGACCCAAAAGTTCATGAACGATGCAAGTAGTTCGTTCTCATTAGAACAGTTGATATAGGTTACATCTTCTCTGTCATTTTGATAATCACCGATACCCCAAACCACAATCTTCTTTGTTGTTTGATTTTTGATTGTGATAGAAAGCATCTCTTCTTCTGCTTTCTCTGGGTCTGGGAAACCGTTCTCACACTGTGTTTCAATATCAATTGTACAAACAAGAATCTTGTCACTATCCCAATCAATACGGTCTGGATATGTGTCTGACAAATAAGTGTATGCAAACCTGTCTAGTCCATAGACCAGATGAGGTTGGTTCTGATATTGTTGTATGAATTCTTTTGCACCCTTGATAGTGTCATGTTTGTATGGCATGACATTCTTGCCATCAAGAGTCTTCCATCCAGTTTCTTTCTGAACAGGAACGTACAAAGTCGGTGAGTACTTAACTTTGTGGTTAAGTCTCTCACCGTTCTTGTATTCTCTTACGAGGATTTGGTTGCCCCACTGGACAACATTAGTATAGAAACGCATAATATAGTTATATCACCTTAATTCGTGATTGTCAAGAGAAAAGATTCTTTTGGTCTTCGCTGAAATACTTGTTAATCATTTCTAGTCTGTCATCGGCAGCTGCAAGTTTATTCAACTCTTCAATAACTGCTTCTGTAATATCTGAATGCTCGCCGATACCAGCGGGCATTGTTTGGTATACTTTAATATTTGCAATATGTACTGCAACTTCTCCTTCAGCCTGCTTTCTTGCAGCCTCCATAATATAATCGCCTGGTTTCATGATTATTCACCTTCTTTCTTTTTTCCAATGTTATATTTTGTTTCAAGTTTCCAATCACCCTTCTCCTTGAAACTGATTACTTTAATTTGAGACAAGGGTGCTGCCTCAATCTTTGATGTTCCCACAACATCCACCAATCCCCAATCTGCTAAAAGATTAGAAATTGTATTCCGTCTTGCAATATCATTTTCAGACAGGTTGGTATCTTTACCGTCTAGTGCAAATAATTCTTTAAAATGTACGATGTAATATTTACCTTGCTTGTGTAAAATATGGCAAGATTGGAAGAGTGTTTTATCTTTGCGAGAAGCAACTCCAATACGAGATAAGGTTTCTCTAACCTTTAAGAAATCGTCTGGTTCATTCAGACGAACTTCCAACATCTCCTCTGGACTCCACGATGTTTCATTCATTTTCTTCCACCTTTATTCAATTTACTTTTTATAAGGGCGATTTGTTCATCATCTAAAACATCCAGAGCGGCTTTCGCCTTCTCGTTGCTGTATCCGAAATATTCTTTTACATACTCTAAGTTTTTAGACTTCTTCGCCTTCATCCAAGGAGCAAATCTATCCATGCTCCTTACACTATTTAGTAAAAAGTCATTTTGAAGTTTGTTGTCTAGGTGGTGTAAACGATTCATCTCATTTACGATTAGACACTCTTGCATACCTGTAGGGGCAAGACATTTGTTGATGATGAAGGCAGGATATTTCTTTTCCCACATTTCATCCTCACCTTCCATGAGTTTTTCTTTAGTCTTGTTTATCGCTTTTAAATATTCTTTCAGTTCATAACTCATTTGAACTGCACCGATGTCATCATCTCCGTGAGACAAGCCAAGAGATTAATTTCTTGGTCAGCGACAAAGGCAGACTTATAAGAATAATCCCCAAGTATGAGAACACAGTGAGGAATAGAGCTATCTGGTACATTGCCAGATAGACTATCATAAATCCTACGATAAATCCTATGAGGGTCATTGTCCAGATTATGAACAACCCACTCTCTGCAACTCTTGAAGTTTTTATCCTTAATAAATGATACGAGCTCTTTGATACTAGTGTCTGATAAATTGACGAGGATTCCAGCATCAATAGAACCTGTTGCAGAGTATCTTTGTAGTTCGTTGAGACATCTTCTCCAATCTGGGAAAAATTTGTTGATAAGTTCTGCCACAACTCTTTCATCCGATTTAACATTTTCAGTCTCCAAAATGTGTTGTACACGTTTCATAAATCCCATTGCAAGTTGCGGTTTTTCTGCATTTGGAATACGAAACTCCACAGTAGAACAACGACTGTGCAAAGGTTCAATGATACGATTTCTAAAATTACAGGTCAGAATGAAACCACAGTTTCTACTAAACTCCTCAATAAAACCACGCAATGCTGGTTGTGTGGATTGTGGATTTAGATAATCTGCCTCATCCAGAATAACGTACTTGCGTTTACCATCCATAGAGACAGTACTCGCAAAGTTTTTGATTTTAGTTCGTAGTGTGTCGATACCAGATTCTTCTGAACCGTTTATCATCATGTAGGTACAACCAATCTGTTCCAACATTGCTTTCGCAACTGTAGTCTTACCGACACCAGCAGTACCAGTAAGTAACAGGTTTGGAATCTCTTCGTTTTCTACGAACTGTTGAAAGGTTTGCTTAAGTTCACTTGGAAGTATGCAGTCATCAATTGTGACAGGACGATACTTCTCTACCCATAATATATCATTCATCTTAAGCAGTCTCTAATGCAATGTAATATTCAACATCCTTACTTACATTTTTAAATCTAGAGATACCCTTTTCAGATACTTCTACCTCATAGTCACCAGACAAGAGTTTCAGATTTTCTACTTTGAAGTAGAACTTCTTACCTTTTGCTGGACTTTCTGCACCGACTTCGATACTGAAACTATTTGAAGTATCATTCTTACGGTCACTTACACGCAAGTCCATAATACTGTCACCACCAATATCAAGAACCATATCTGGGGCACCAAGAACTGCTGCAGCCTTGAGTACCTTGTTGAAGGTATCTTTTGTAAGAGTGAAGGTTGCATCGACAGAAGGCATACTGATTTCTGTCTTGGGTGTAGTTACCACAGATGGGTCAGAATAGAAGTAAGTCAAGTCTTGACTACCTTGTGAAATTCTCACACTCTGTTCCCCAAATGAAAGTTCTGGGTCACTAAACAGCGACAATGCAGACAGGAATTCATTCAAGTCATAGATTGCAAATTCAGTATCAAATGTATCACCAACAGTTGCAGATGACACGATATTTTTCATTTGTGACATTGTTGCAATCTTGTTGCCAGGCGATACAAGAAGATTCGCATTGATGGTTGAATAGTTCTTCAACACATCTCTAGTTTCATTACTAAGTTTCATTTCAATTATTCTCCATGTTATGATTGTGTAGTGCCATTATACCATAATGAATCACTTTTAGCAAGTCATTTCTGTCCTTGCCATTCTTTTTTCCATACCGTTGTGCATACTTCAGTATGTTTCCAATACAGAAACCTTCACCATGTCCACTGTCCATGATAAACTCTGTTGCTTGAAATTTGTTGTGTGAATAGTGTGAGGCGTATGTGCCGTCAATATACATTTTCAGTTCATCCAGAATTTCATCTTCTGAATATTTGTAGTCAATCTTTTTCACATTTACATCCTATAAGTTTGATGGGGGGCGAACCCCCCATCGGTCTGACAATTAGTATGCGTACTTTGTACCAAGTACAGACGCAATACCAGCAGAAATGATTTCCTTTGAAGGAGTTCCCATTCTATACGCAACACCTTTTGTAGTGTCGTTAGTATAGATACAGTGACCCTCTGATTTCAAAGTGTCAATCATTTTAGTTGGTGAAGTAAGGTCAAATCTTTTTCTCAAGACTTTCCACGTTACGTTTTCACCTTTTGACAAAAGGTTGAACACCTTCTGTTTTTTGCTTAGTTTTCTTCTGCTCATATTTACTCCATAATTTATTAGTTGAGTATTCACATCATATCAAAGAAAACCCCATTTGTCAAGGAGTTTATTTGATTTTAATCACTTGAGGTTTTTTCTCTTCTGGTACGATTCTTTCTAAATCAATAGAAAGCATACCATTATCGAGTTTTGCACCTTTTACAACGATATCATCTGCAAGGGTAAACTTCCTAGTGAAGTTCCTTTGAGAAATACCTTTATAAAGGGTTTCCTTTTCCTGTTTCTCCTTAACTGATTTAACAGTAAGAAGACCTTCAGCAAATTCAATTTCGATATCATCCTTACCGAATCCAGCGAGTGCCATTTCAATAGTGTAATTGTACTCATCTGATTTTTCGATATTATAAGGCGGATACCCTGTTGATTCTGCTTGATGCGTTGCGTAATCCCACAGTCTATCAAACTGTTTATCAAAGCCCACAGCATAAGGCGTCAAGTGATTGTAATCGAATGCCTGAAGGGCATTCCTAAGTGTGCTTAAGTTGGTCATTTTTATCTCCTTTATTAAGCAAGATTAATAAACGTAAACCGATAATTCGCATTTACGTCTATATTTATATGGGGATTGAAAACCAAATTTCAATCCCCACACAAATTCTTTTTTAGGCAGCTTCAGCGTACTCAAGTGCCTTATCAAGTGCGTTCAACTTGACCTTACGGTTACGTCCGTACCATGATGAAACCAAACGTCCATCATTTGAACGACCTTGCAAGTGGTCAGTCATGTTGGTAACTGAATTAAATGCAGTCCACCAAGTTCCTTGGGCAAAGTTTGCACCAGGCTGAACATCAAGGTTTTCGTAGGCAAGTTTTGCATTACGAGTTGTAAATGGAAGTTCACCATCTACCTTTTCCTTTGCAGGAGCACCGAATACTTCATTGAAGTACTGGATTACGTTATCACCAGTTGCCTTCTTTGAACCAAGGAACGCAGCCATTGATTTGTACTCTTGCATCTTCTCGTTTGCAATACCCATGTGTTCTTTAACCTCAGCAGGGTCAAATGCCTTACGGTGATTTACCGTTACCATCTTATCTGCATTCTTAGAAAGAGAAAGGGTTAGAGTGTTGTTACACACCACACGAATTGGTGTCATA